CAGAGTTTGGTTCTAACAAGTTTAGGCAGTTCCCAGTTTGGTCAGGGCGTGAAGGTCGCGGTTCTAAGGGTTGGTTTATCTATCCAACACTACGCAGAATCCAACCGTACATCGTGACTAAGTGGACTGAATCATTTGATAAGATTTTGAAGGAGTGGACATAATGGCTGGAACAAGTAGAGCCTTAACGCTTAAACTCCTTGCTGACATAGATAACTTCACCAAGAATATAAACAAGGCTGATAATGAAGTTACAACTTTCGGCGATAAGATTACTAAATTTGGCAAAGTTGCCGGCGCTGCATTTCTAGCAGCTGGCGTTGCTGCTACTGCCTATGCAGGCAAGTTAGCCATTGAAGGCGTTAAGTCTGCTATCGAAGATGAAGCTGCGCAAGCCAAACTTGCAGCTACTCTTAGAAATGTGACTGGGGCAACAGATGCCCAGATTAAAGCAACAGAGGATTATGTTCTCAAGCAATCTTTACTATTTGGAATTACAGACGATCAACTTCGTCCATCGCTAGATCGGTTGACTCGGGCAACTGGAGATGTCACTAAAGCACAGAAGCTTCAAGCCATTGCAATAGATATTGCTGCTGGTACTGGCAAAAGCCTACAGGCGGTCACAGAAAGCCTCTCAAAGGCCCAGGAAGGCAATTTAGCCGGGCTTTCAAGGCTTGGGGTAGGTCTTACTAAGGCAGAACTAAAGACTCTTGATTTTGAGCAGATAACAGCCAAATTAGCCCAGACCTTTGAAGGTCAAGCAACTATTCAGGCAGATACCTTTCAAGGAAAGATGGCTCGCCTATCTATAGCCTTTGATGAAGCTAAAGAGACAGTCGGAGCCTTTATTCTCGATGCCATTACTCCTTTAGTTGAGAATGTTGTTAAGTATGTAGTTCCAGCCATTACAGCCTTTGTTGCAGGGTTTGAAGGTGGAGATGGACTTAAGAACGCATTTAATGAAATTGCCAGAGTTGCTAAAACTATATTGATTCCAATCTTTGATGGCATTCAAAAAATTGTTAACAATGTTAAAGATGCAGTTATGGAAAATGAAGAGGCATTTAGAGGACTTTGGTTATTTACTAAAAATGTTCTTGCACCATTCTTAGGTGGTGCTTTCAAGGTAGCGTTTGAAGTCATTGCCTTTGTTATAGGTGAAGCCTTAGATGCAGTTGGAAAACTAATTAGAGCATTCCAGCTTCTATTTGAGGCAGGCAATAAAGTTAAGAATTTCTTAGGATTTGGTAGTGGTGCTTCTAATATAAGCATGGCAACCCCTACTCCAGGTATTAGCGCTGCTCCATTTATGCAGACCCCTAGCCTCGGTGGTGGATATTCTGGTCAGGCAGTAAATTATCAAAACAACATTACTGTTAACGGAGCGATCGATTCAGAATCTACAGCTCGACAGATCATTGATGTACTAAATCAATCTACTTATCGCGGAACTCTTGGTGCTGGTGCGTTTGCATGACACTATGGACTCCAGACTGGGCATTAGAAGTCAATGGTGCAGGAGATATAACTAATTTAGTTATCGCTGACCTAACCATTACTTCTGGTCGCTCTGACATCTATTCTCAGCCTGTCGCAGGATATAGCCGATTTACAGTAAAAAATGTTACTCAATCAGCCATTACTTTTGATGTCAATGATTCGGTAGTAATTAAGGTCAAAGATTCAACTGGTACTTATATTCCTATCTTTGGTGGAGACATCTCTGATATAGATATTAAAGTCAGAACTGGCGAGCCAGCAATAACTCAAGATATAACTATTACAGCTCTTGGAGCTTTATCTAAACTTCCGAAAACACTTACAGAAGGAGTATTGGCTAAAGATTATGATGGAGATCAGATATACACGATTCTTTCAGAAATCTTGTTTAACCAATGGAATGAAGTTCCAGCAGCTCTTGAATGGGTAAATTACGAAGCAACAACAACTTGGGCTAATGCTGAGAATTCGGGATTAGGTGAAATTGATAGACCCGGGGATTATGAACTTACTGCTCGATCTTCTAGCACCACAGATGTATATAGCCTTGTTTCCAATTTAGCACGATCGGGTCTTGGATACATATATGAGGATGCATCGGGTCGAATTGGTTATGCAGACTCAACTCATCGCAGTCAATATCTTGCTGCTAATGGTTATGCCTATGTTGACGGCGGTTGGGCTTATGCTGCTGGCATTGCTACTTCAAAGCGCTTAGGTGATATTCGAAACAGCGTAACAATTACCTATAAAAATAATGCTCAAGAAACTGCCACAGATGCAACCTCTATTGCTACTTATGGTGTACAAGCTGAGAACATAGTTACCAGTATTGAAAATGGCGCAGATGCAGAATCTCAGGCTGAATTCTATTTAGACATTCGGGCTTACCCTCAATATCAATTTAAGGCTATAACTTTTCCAATGGCTAACCCAAATATCCCAGATGCTTCTCGGGATCAGGCACTAAATATCTTTATGGGCTTACCTCTTGACATTGAGGATTTGCCATTAAACATTGCTGACGGTCGCTATCAAGGCTTTGTTGAAGGTTGGACTTGGAGCAGCCGATTTAACGCTTTGGATTTGACAGTTATAGTTTCGCCAGTTGCTTTCAGCCTACAGGCTTTCAGATGGAACAATGTACCAATCGCAGAGGCATGGAACACAATAAGTCCTACTTTGGACTGGAATAACGCTACAATAGTAGCCTAATCAAGGAGAATAGATGGCAACAACTACTAACTACGGCTGGACTACGCCGAATGATACTGACCTAGTCAAAGACGGTGCAGCAGCCATTCGTACGCTTGGTTCTTCTATCGATACAACAGTATTTAACAATGCTGGCGCAGGTATAGCGAAAACTATTGTTGATGCTAAAGGTGACATAATTGCTGCAACAGCAGCAGATACAGTCGCTCGTGTAGCGGTTGGTGCAAACGGAACAGTTCTCACAGCTGATTCAACTGCAGCAAGTGGTGTTGCTTGGGCTACCCCTGCTGGAGCCAAAAACTATAGTTTACTCAACACAGGTGGCACAGCTCTTACAGGTGCAAGCACGATTACTGTAAGTGGAATTTCTGGCATGGATTCAATTATGGTATTGGTCAATGGTCTAAAAACTACAACGGCAAGCAATGTTATACAATTTAATTTTAATACTGATTCGGGTTCAAATTATGCGTGCATAGGTGCAAACTTTGCATATCCATCAAGTTATGCTGCTGCAAATATGTCTCGAATTGGCGCATTTAATGCGGGTGCTTATTATGTTATGCAAACATCAACAAACACAAATTCAGACGGTGATGCCGCATTGACTATTACGGGCGCAAATACTGCTGGTGTAAAAATTATTCAAGGTCTTGGTGCTGCCGAAGCAAGAACAGGAAACAGCGCAGCAGCCTATATTTCGCAAGGTTGGTATAAAGGCACATCTACAATTTCAAGTGTCTCAATTATTGCATCTTCAAACTTTACTGCAGGAACAATCTATGTATATGGAGCAGCGTAATATGAAAATTATTGAAAGAACATATAATATCGAAACAGGCGAAATTGAAGATATTGAGCGCGATGAAACAGCAGCCGAAACAAAGGCTCGCTTAGACCATGCAAAAAAGGTTGCAGCGGAACAAGCAGAAGCCGATGCAAAAGCAAATGATCGTGCAGCAATTCTTGAGCGCTTAGGTCTTACAGCCGAAGAAGCTGCAATTCTACTTGGATGAAAGCTCGACTCAGTAAATCTGTAATCCAGTTTAGAGAGCAGGCGGATGATGCTTTTGTTGACAGAGACCGTAGTTCTGACGGAACTTACGGAGATGCCCGGCACTCAACCAAAAAGAGCGATCACAACCCTTGCCCTAATACAGGGTTCGTCCGTGCTTTCGATCTCGATGCTTCTCTCGATGGGAAAGATGCCACAGCTCATTACCTTGCCGATCAGATACGAATTAACGCCAAGACAGATAAGCGAATTGCATATGTCATTTTTAACAAGCGAATTGCGAGTAAGAGAACGCTATGGCGTTGGGTCAAGTACCGGGGTACAAACCCTCACATCAAACACATTCACATCAGCTTCACAAAAGCTGGCGATGAAGATCGTTCGTTTTTTCAAATCCCACTTCTAGGAGGAAAATCATGAAACTAAAGAACCCGGCATTTCTAGCAGCTGGAGCATTTCTAGCAGCATGGTCTG